TTACCTAATTTTTCAACAACGTCTTGTAGTTCATCTACGATGCCACGTGCCGCCATTGTAATTTCAGCCTCAGCCGCATCACCTTCTAATAGTTTATTCAACTGGTCTAAAAGTGATTCTTCTAAATTTTCTTCTTTAGGAGCCTCGACTGCTTTTTCTTCGATTTTAGATTCTTCTTTTTTCATCTTTGGTTCCTTTGTTTCTTCGGCTTTCTTGGCATGAACTGCTTTACGTTGTGCGTCTGAAACATACTTGTGTTTGCCACCTTCTGCTATTTCTTGTTCACCGTGAACTTTTAGCAAAGATTTGACAGTTTCTAGCATAAGCATAGTTTCAACATAATCCTTACTTTGATAGTCAGGAGTCATGTCACGCTTTTTCGCTTCTAAGTTTGCTTTAGCCTCACGTAATGAATCTATGTCGCCTTCAACTGCATAGCCGAAATTTGACTTTAGATAGTCATTTAAACGTGATGATACTGATATAGTATCTGTTTTAAAAAAGTTTGTACTTCTCATGGTATTTGCCCCATTACATAATAGTTATATTATGTATTTATCTTTTTGGATTAAATTCGTGTTTTTTTGGATTCTACTTCTTCAAATATATCGTAGATTTTATCTTTTGCTTTGTCCGCCTCTGCTTTGGATCTACTAAATCTAGCTTCTGCTATATCCATTTTTCCATAATCTTGACGTTTTTTAGCTACTTTATATGAATATTTGTACTGTAAAGCATCATAATAGTTTCTTTCAAACACTGCATTTGCTGAAATAATTTTAGTAATCTCATCTGAATTAATCTTTTTACCTTCATTTAAATGAGTTACAATTACATATGCAGATTTATACATACGTAATCCTTCAAATAATGTGTCTTTTGTTCTACTATCTAATATATCATACGCACCATCTTCTGTTTTGATTACTGAATAAAAACCTACATCAACACCTTTTTCGGTTTTTTTTGTAGCTTCATTTAGTGTGGTTGAAACTTTTTTAGCAACGTTTGATGTTGCACTAGAAAAGTTTCTCATGATATTTTCCATTGCTTTGATATCAGCCTGTTTTACTCCAGGTGATAAATCAACAGCCCCTCCCTGTGTATTAGAAGACTGTGCAGATTCACGCAAACCACTCTTATCTCCGCTCATTGCTTTGAGTATGTTTGCCATTGCACCTACATCTTCTCTACTTGGTCCAGTCATATTGTCCTCCGTTATACTGTTCTATAGCCTCTTAGGGTAGGCATAAGAACTCCTTTGTGTGTCAATCTATCAGCGATTACATGTTCTCTTTCTGATAATTGAGTTTCATTTACGTATTCGTTTTCTGAGAAGTATTTAACAACTAAATCGTTTTCTTCCTCAGTAATCATTACATAAATGCCGCCTAAAACTTCTGTTAATCTCATCTATTACCCCTTATTGTCTCAATTTGTTTAACAAGTTTCTAAACTGTGTTGCTGTTCTTGGATCTGCCGCTAACTGGTCAACTGATGCCGCTTGTTGCGCCATTGCTTTACGTTGAATTGGTGTTAGTGGTTTTCCTTGTCCAGCTTTGTCAAGTGCATCTGCGGCCTGTTGTGCAGTTGCACCCCCTAAATTCTTTTTACCTAAACGCATCATTGCTTGTGCTTTTTTAGTTTTGCTTTGTTGAGGATTATTTTGACCTTGTGATTGTTGTGCTTGTGCCATTTGTGCTTGTGCCATTCTCATTTCGTCAGGAGACATTGTTCCGCCTTGATTGTATTCATTTACTGGATAATACTTATCTAATATTTTCCAATACTCATCATAGTCATAAACTTTATCATCTACTTCAACGTCCATTGGATAAGCATCAAAATGTTTTTTGTGGTCTTGAACATAATCGTTGATGTCTTTTGCTATTTGCTTTTCGTCTTCGTTTACTTCTTCTGCAACTTCTTCGTTAGTGATTTTAACTGGTACTGAAATCGTAGCACCTGACTCAGGATCTAGAATAACCATACGTTCTTCGCCTGGTGTAGAATTTTTATAATCATCACTTACTTTGCTGAATTCTTCTTTAGAAATGTGTACAATTTTTCCATCATAATGATACTTTGTTTCTTCAAGACCAAGACCTAATATTTCTCTTGCTCTTTCCATTTCTACTTCTTTAACTGCTTTTGATAGTTCGATGTAATCACGGAAGTTTAAAGTTTTTAATCTGTCTCTGACAACTTCTTCTTTCTCACCAACTAAATCTGCAATGTCGGCAATCTTGTTAGAAATATCTTCGTTCATTGATTCAATAATATCTTTTTTTAGTTCCATGTTATTATCCTCATCGTCTATTCAAAGTTTTTAATCTTTTACTTGCTGGGTTCATTCGTCTTGTCATTTTTGACTTACGAGCCAATCTCGCACCCATTTTTGCTTTTGTTCTAGCAAGAGTAAATCTTTTCTTAATATCAACTGGTTTAAAACAGTTGCTTGGATTAGAAACAGTTTTACCTTTTAATCTTCCGCTACCACAACGATATTTACGAACAATTTGTTTACCCTTACGAGCATAAACAAGTTTCGCTTCAAATACGTCATCATATACTTCGGATAACTGCATTAATTTAAGCCTCCGAATACAGAAGTCAACAACGCTAAAAGCATTGTTGCAAATAATGTAGAACTTGCCCAGATAATAATCTTTTTAAGTTCGCCAATACCTTCTTTTGTTTCAGAAGCATTTTTTTCAATAAGACCTTCTAGTCTATTGATGCTTTGGTCTAAATTTTTAAAACGTTCATGTGCAACTGCAACATGAGTTTCTAAACTTTCTGTTTCTAGCTGTGCTAGTTTTGTGTCAATTTCTGACATGATATACTCCTACTTGGGAAGTCTGGTCCCATTGTTTGTATTTATCATTTATAATCAGAAATTTTATATACTATCTAAACTTAATATATACATCTTTTTCTGGTTTTGGTTCTTTTTCCCACATTTTTCCAACATGAGCAAACGTATTTACCCATTGTTTTGTATGTAAATTCATTGTTCTTTTTAATGAAGACCCGTAACCAATACCCAATGCTACATATATATCTCTTGGATCGTCTATTTCTAGCTTGTCTTTTATAGCATTTGTGTGTTCATAATCCCACCAAAAGCATTGACAGTATCCAGTATCTAATCCTTTATCTTTAGCTGATAGTATAATATTTGCTGTAGCTATTCCTGTTTCCATAGAACTTGGTAAGAACTTATTATAAATCTGAGTTTCAAAATCTGCAGGAGAATATGAAGAACCGGGATCGCCTGCTCTATTCCAATGTACATTTCTACGTGTAAAGACTATTAAATAAGGTGCTAGAACCTGAGTATTGTATTCTTTAACTTCTTGATTTGGTTCTCTAATACAAAATTCATTAAAATGATTTCTAAATTCTGTATCTGACCAATCAAATATATTAATGTTATATCTTACTACATTTTGTTTAGAGGCTGAACGTTTATGCACCTCAGACATTATTTCTTCAATAACATCTTTGGATACTTCTTTATCCATGTCCCATGTTGTAGTTTGTACTCTATCGTTTATCAGTTTTTCCCAATCCATGATAAACTCAACTATTACAACAAGTCTGACATTACAAATTCAATGTTGGCTGGATGTGATAGCGTTACGCCATCGATTGTGATGCCTTCAAACAATTCTTTTAGAACTGATACTGAGTCACCATTTCTTTCAAAAACTCTACCATGCTCTACTGCAAATTTGAATAAAAAGCCTGCACCTGTTAGTGATGGTGCTAGACCTCCTAGATTAACACTGATTGGATTATTCATAATAATCGGTTGTGCTACTAGTGAAATTAAATTTACACAGTCATCAAAGTTTTGCTGTGTTTGGTCTGCTACATTTCCTGTTGCCGTGATATCTAAACCAGTGACATACAATGTATAAAAATTTATATTACCGCCTAAAGTCTCTCCTGCACTAGCGGCACCATGTATCTTTGCCATATTGTTTTCTCCAATATTTTAATTATATATGTATTTATCTGTGAAAAGTATTTATAATAAAAAAAGGCCCACTATAAAGTGAGCCTTTTAATACACGCAAAGTGTGGGGTTGGACTTACGTCCAGGGGGGTAAAAATTAGTATGCGAAATCAGCCACTGAGAAGTCAGCACCTAGAGCCGCGTCTAAACCAGCGGCATCCCATGCGCCGTTGTTTTCTACTGCGATTCTTACATCGTTACCATCGATAGCACCTAATAGTACTACTGTTGCACGTGTTCCTGCACCTTCTACGATTGCTTTCATGTCGCTTGCCGCCATACCAGTTTTTGTAACTGTGAAGTGATTTAAGTTACCTGTTAAAAACTGACCTGCGTCATATGATTCATGTACTTTTGCCATTTTAGTTCTCCTAAATAGAATTTACTTGAGCATATTTATATTGCTCTATGCTTTTATTTATCATTTTTTGCTAAAAAACGGGTGTTACGACTTCTTATATCTTGAGCCTAAATCAGATTTATTTTGATATGAAGTCTTTCCTAACGCTCTTCCTGCCTTATTTGCGGCATACATTGCACCACCTAAAGCCGCTACTTTAGTAATTGGCTTGTCCCAGATGCTTTTTACAATAGATTTTGTCGATTTTGTGTCTTTATACATGTAATTTCCACGCTTTTGGAATGATTTTAACGCTGGCATTAACTCACTACGCATTGCTTTTGCACGTGTATATTGCATCATTCTTGTAGTAACTAGTGCTTTTTGATTCTGATTTAGATTATCCCAATCACCTATAAGTCTTCTCATAGATTTTAACATACCGTCTTGTACGTTTAAGTCACGTTGAAATCTTAATAACATTCTTTGTTCAAAACCTGCATCTGATTTACCTGCACCAATGTGTTGCAAGTATCTTAGTAAGTCTTGTTTCTTTAAATTAATTCTTCCGTGTGCTATCTTGTCTCTTGGGTCTGCGTATTCGATACCTTTACCCATTAGACGATGTATAGTCGCATATAAATCTGTAGCACTTGTTCTAAAGTAATCAAAATTTCTATATGCTATAGTTCTGGTAGCATATTCTTTTGCCAATGGAGCAAATTCATAATCTTTATTGAACATGTTTAATTGCATTAGATAAGCAAACGCTAGTTCACCTGCATCTGATACATTAAGACTATCCATGTTTTGTTTTGTTCTGAATAATCTACTTTCTGTAAGTGTATTAATTAATTTTAACTCGCTCATCTTCTGTTCCTTGAATCTAGCACTTCTTTACACTTATCACTTGCATAAGATTGAAACCATCTTGGTGCAAATGCATGAAGAAAACATGCGTAAGCGGCTTTTTCTAATTGCCATGATACCCACATAGCATGTTTAAAATGTTGCCAACGTGTCTCGCCGACTTCTTCTAGGTGTAATTTGCATTTTTTACTTAACATCTTAATCTCTCGGTGCGAAATTTGCCGCACTAAACTCTAATCTATCTACAATCTTCATTGCTCTACCAATATGGTCAACAATGACAAAGCCTTCTGGGTCTGTTACTTTAAATGAACCGTCTGGCTGTTCAATAAAACTATCAATCGCTTTTATGTTTCTCATCTTTTTCTGAAACATCATTTTAACTGCCTCAGTTTTTAGATATGCACGATACATATCTGCGATTTGTGTCTTATTATTATTTATAATTTCTGAAACTTCTGATTTAGCCGCTAGTTTTGCCTGACCTGCTTTTCCTTCTGGTCCTGTTTTTAATTTTGCTACTGCATCATCAAACTTTGCTTCTAGTGAAGTTAAAAAGTCTTGTGCAAACTTATCTGCGTCTTGTTCTAATGCCTGTCCTGAACGAATTGGTGCATTAGCATGTGCCTTAATAGCATTTACTAATTCAATACCACCAATCTTTTGATTTAATGCTTTAAATGTATTAGCATCAACTGACATTGAACTTAATTCTTTAATTGCTGAACGAATTTTAGCACTGTTCTCTTTAGATAACTGTACTTGTCCTGTTACATCTTTAATTCTTGCATCAGTGAACCAAACATTCTTAGAAGGTCTTAGTTTGCTACTATCAAAACCAAATGTTGCTTTCATTTCTTCCATGCTATTGCCTTCATAACTTGTATGAAACACAATACCAATGTCAGCCGCCTGCATTTCTTTAGCAGTTTTGCTATCAGCAGGAACAACATAAGTGATTGTATTTGGTTTAAATGCAATATGAGGTTTGCCCTCAATATTAACTTGTTTCAAATCACCTTTAGTGAATAACAAGTCACCTTGTAATACACCTTCAATACCTAAATCTTTTAAATGTTCTAGTGATGAATTTAATTTACTACGCAAACCTGCTTTGCTTACTTCTTCACCTTTGTTTGTAGTATCAGGATGATTTGTTTCAATATCTTCTGGAGATTTGTTTAGTTTTGGTGTTTTTGCAAATACGCCTTTAGTACCTACAAAGAATTTACCATCTTCTGGATCTGTTCCAGCAAATACAGCCGGTGATCCGTCCCATTTTGTAGTGATTGCATCACCGCCACCTTGACCATCTAGTGTGTTTAGTAGTTTAGTAAACGTACCTACTACTCTTTTTATACCTTCAGAACCTTGCATGAACACAAGTTCTTCTGCATGGTCTAAGTGTGTATTCTTATCTTCTTCTTGTAAGTCTGAATCTAATAAGCCTTTCATCTTTTTATGAAAGCCAACTTGTTTCTGACGTGGTTTTCTTGGACCTCTAAATCTACGCTGTCTGCCTTTACCTAAAATATCTTTTATTTTCATTTCTTGTCCCCAATAGGTCTTTCACCAGTTAGATGAGGCTTAGCAAACCAAAGTCTAAACCATTCGTCTGTGCCAGGTTGTATATTATGCTTCTTTTGGAGTTTAGATTTTTCAGTTCCAGTATAAGATATGTTCTCTTGCTGAGTTTCCTCAGGTGCATATGGTTTATATATGCCTGCTAGTATCTTTAATTGTTGTAACTGTTTTTCAAAATCCATTACTTCTTAGCCTTGACACTGTTTATACCACGTTTAAACTTTCTAATATCACCAGAACGAATGCTATTAACAAGTCGTTTCTGTAAATCTAACGCAACATCTTCATCGAATTCACGATTAATGAATTCAATAAGATTGATAGCACCAGAAATTAGATTTTCGCCTTTTTGTTCTACAAATCTTTCACGTTCATTAGAATACGCTAAAGAGTTTAGTTCTTCAAAGAGACTTTTTCTAGGTTTATCCATTGGTATTTCTCCGTTCTACTGTATTTATCAGTTTTCGTCAAAAGGAGAACGTGTCTTGGTCTTTAACATTGCTCTTAAATTCTTCGCAACGTCTGTCTGTTCTTCGGATTTTTCTTGGGTTTCTGCGACTACTGTAGTCTTTTTTCTTAAATTATCCATGATATTTAACGTAGATGATATCTGTGCGCCATCACCATCGTCAAACCCTTCTGAATTATCATCTGTAATCTTCAAACTATCTCTATCAAATAACAGATTAATCTTACTTCCTACACCACTTGATGAACGAGTTTTAAGTAATTGTAACTGATATTGTCCACGTTCACGCATTGCTTGACTTGTGAAAATACCAATAACATTATCCGCAGTTTGAATTTTTGAGATACCACCTGCAATATGTGAATGGTCAAACTCAATTTCTTCAACTGCACTTCTGTTTAACTGTGATGCAGTTACCATAACTGTCTCTGTTTCCATTGCAAAGTTACGAATTTCTTCTGTAACATATTTGTCTTTGATAAACAAGTCGCCAGCTGGAACTTTCTTTGTTGCAGGCATCAACAAATCAAGATAATCGATACACATACAATCTACTTTTTTGCCTGTTTGTATTTGTAATTCTTTTAGATATGAACGCAAGTCATTAACTGTAGAGCCTGATGGAAGATATTTCACTCTCAACATACCAGACTTTTTGCCTTTAGTCTTAACTGCTAATTCAACATCATCTAATTCTTTAAAAATTCTTTTCGTACTTCTGTCTGTAAGCATTGCGTCCATACGCATACTTGATAATTCTTCTGAAAGTTCAAGAGTAAAGTAAACAACATTCATTCCAAGTTCTGCCCAATTCAAACTCATGTTTTGCATGAACAAAGATTTACCTGCACCAGAACCACCTGCAAAGATTGATATCTCACCACGATTAATACCGCCATAGAGTTTATCATCTAATGCTTTCCAGCCAGTAGATATCTGTCCGTTGTTGTCTTTTAGTTTTTCAAGTCTTGCTCTAGGATCAGCAAAGTAATCTGTACCTAAAGAACGTGCAAGTCCAATCTGAACTGCATCTTTAATTCTAGTTTCTACTTCACCATACTTGCCAGTTTCAAGTAAGTCCGCACTATCAATGATTGCTTTTTCGATTGCTTTGTGTCTACAAAAAGTTTCAAATTCATCAATAAACCAATCTGTATGTTGTTCGATGTTATCTACTTTTTCAATCTCTTGCCCTGTTTGTGCTTTGATAATTTCAGGAGTAGGAATAGTTGAGTATTCTTCTGAATGCTCAACCAATAAATCAACTACTTTTCTTACACTTCTATCAAAGTAACTAGGCTGTACAATGCTACGAACCCTAGAGTATAACTCTGGATCTGATAGCATGAATTGTACAAATAGTTTTTGTAAATCTGAACTATAATCTTTTACATCGGACATTTATATATTTTACTCTCTCTTTGTATGATTGTCAATCCTTTTATTCTTTTCTTATTGCTTTCTTTTCAAGACTAAGTTTATCTTTTAGACTCATAACATAGGCCGCTCCTGCCAATATAGCGATAGCACCTGCTTCTGCAAAAAGCATCCAAGGTTCACTATCTTTACTGTGCAATACAATTAATCTACAAAGTGCCGTCATTGCAATGATGATAGGTAATGTAACAGGTATTCTGTTACTGATATAAAATGCTCCTACCATACCTACAATCTCTGCATAGATGAATAACAAGAATAAGTCACCAAGTTCTACACGCATGTTAGTTACCATTTCGTAAACATCCATGCCTGCGGCAAACATTGTTAATGCACCAATAACTGCAAGTAACAACTTCTCACTGTAAAAAGTTGTCCAATGTAAACTTTTATCTAATCTTTTTCTTGACATTAATGTACCTTCGCTTTGAACAAACTGCTAACACTTTCTTCATTGTTAACTCGTCTAATTGCTTCGCCTAACAAACCACATACTGAAACTGTTCTTGTCTTTTTGCAATCGTTAGGACATTTGAATTCAATACTATCTGTAATGACTAATTCTTCTAATGCACTCTTTTCAACTTTCTTACATGCTTCACCGCTTAGAACACCATGTGTAATATATGCTCTAACACTTAACGCACCAGCATCTAAAATTGCCTGTGCCGCATTACAAAGAGTTCCACCACTATCTACAATATCATCTACAAGAATTGCATGACAACCTTTAACATCACCAATTAGATTCATAACTTCTGCCTTACCAGCTTCTGGTCTACGTTTATCAACGATAGCATAATTGGAATGATACATATCAGCAAACTTTCTTGCTCTTACTGTACCACCAGCATCTGGAGAAACAAATACAATCGGTTCTTCATCTACATTGATTTGACGTTTGATGTCTCTTGCAAATACTAATCTACTTGTTAAATCATCTACAGGAATATCAAAAAAGCCTTGAATTTGTCCTGCATGTAAATCCATTGTTAGAATTCTATCTGCACCTGACTTAGTAATAAGGTTAGCAACAAGTTTTGCAGTAATAGGAGTACGACTTGCACTCTTACGATCCTGTCTTGCATAACCAAAATAAGGAATGACCGCAGTGATACGTTTGGCTGAACTACGTTTAGCCGCATCAATCATAACCATCATTTCCATTAAGTTATCATTTACTGGTGAACTTGTACTCTGTATGATGAAAACATCTTCACCTCTGATGTTATCAAAAAATTCTACACTACATTCTCCATCTGCAAAAGTTTTAATGTCAGACGGAACAATATCAGTAAAACAGTGTTCAGCAATCTTTTCTGCTAAATCTCTATTACTGTTACCAGCTATAATCTTCATAGACTCACCTATATGTTACAGTTATTACTGTTATAATAGCAAATTTAAGATAGTTTGTCAATAGATTTTACTACCAGCTTTGCAAATTCTCTGTGTGCTTCTAGACCAGGATGCCCACCATCTAGTGCTTTTGGATATTCCATTCTCACAGAAAAATCATAATCTTCTAATTTTGCAGTATTCCATTTTAACTTTTTAAAATCCCATTTGAAATCAGGCTTTATACCACTACCTGATAAAATTTGAATATGTTTTATATTATGTTGTCGTAAGTGATAATATACAAGATTAATACAATGTGATGCAGTGACAACTAAATCATATTCTTCTGACCAATGTTCTGCCAGGTTATCCACAATAGGACCTTCTTGCCATAAACCATAACGATCCTTTATACCTTCTGGTGATATTTTACACCATCTATATAGATTTGTCCATAATACCACAACCTTATCATCTTTTTTAAAATCAAAATTTAATACAGTATGACATATTTCTCTAAAACTTGCTCCACATTGAGAAGTGTTTACAAGTTGTAAATTACATTTAGTTGCAACTATACTAGGCCATGCAAGTTCGCTATGCTTAGGACCAGGATGAACAGGTGGAACAAAACAATCCGGTAAACCATGTCCATAGGTTAAGCTACAACCAAATGCAACTAACCTAGCCATTAGTAAGTCGTAATTAGTTTATCGGCTATGCCGTGCTTGATTGCTTCTTCTGGAGTTAACCAATGGTCTGTTTTTGGTGCTAACAGATGCTTACGAATATATGTTTTCGTTTTGCCTGTACACTTGATATAGTGTTCCATTAGTTTTTCGTTAGTCCAATCCATGTGTTTACGGCTTTCTACCATATCATGATATTGTCCTTTTGTACCACCTGAAAACTCATGTGACATAACCGCAGTGTTTTGTGTAAGATAACGATGACCTTTTACGCCAGACATCATCAACATAACTCCACAACTTGCGATAGAACCCATACCATATGTATAAACTGGAATACGTGATTGCTTGATTGTATCAATTAAATGCATACAACTGTCTACGAAACCACCTGGCGAATTAATATACAAGTGAATAACTTCTGGTGCTTTATCTTTTGGCATAAGATTATATTCAATAATCATTTTTACTAAAGGCATACAGTTGTCTTGATTAAATTCTTTGTCCATGAAAAGGATACCATTATCTTTGCTATACTCACCTGGTTGTTTAGGTGGAGCCGGAGGCGTCGGAGGTGGTGGGGGAGTCGGCGGCTTGGGTTGTTCTTTTGGTAGTGGAATAATTGGTTTATCGTTTTTCATGTTTTATTTTATCCTATTCTCATTTTTACACTAATCTTAGTGTTATTACTTATACGTGCATCTATAATACTTTTGAGAGTATATAGTTTGCCATAACGTTGAATTGCATCTGCGGCATCTTTTATATCATCTTCCCACATTGGAAAAGATACACTCCAACCATTTTCTTGTGCTTGTTTGATTAACTTCTCTCCAGCTTTGTCTCTGTCGGGACAAACAATCACCTCTCCTTTAAATTGATTGATATAATCAATTTGGTCTTGTGAAGCCTCATTACTTGTAATCGCAATACAATCCAATGCAATAGCATCTATTATACCTTCACATACGATTAAGTATTTATGACTTGTCTTAATCTTATCTGCATTATGTAGAAACTTCTTTGGTGACTTTGTAATATACTTTGATGCAGACTTACCTGTAATATCACGTGCAGTGTAACCAACTATTCTATCACCTTGATAGAAAGGAAATATAACTCTATTCTTAAAATTCATATGAGGAGACCAATATGCATTATCGATATGGTCAAACACTCCTCTGTCTATCAAATACTTTGTTGCAAAGATGGCTCCTTCTGGTGGATTATCTTTTGCTAAGATAACTTCTAAATCTTCTGCACCTTCTGGCAATTCACAATCAGGATAACTAGGTATCCTAGTAACTTGTGTCTTTGAAGTGAATAGGGATGGACCTTCAGACAACTCTTTCTGACGGATAGCTTCTAACTGTAAACGCTTTATATCACTTTCAGAAATATTAAGATTACGCATGAGTTTTAAAAACTTCTTATTAA